CAATATTATCCGCAAATATAAACTCCGTTGATTTTGCATCAGAAAGAATGGGTAATAAATTACATAATATTGTAAAATCAGTATCACCATCAGAAAATAAAATTCAACGTTTTATTAATCCTATACCATATAATATTGGCTTTACTTTATTAATGTGGACTTTACATATGAATGATGCTGACCAAATTTTAGAACAAATACTACCTTACTTTGCACCTCATGTAATGATGCGTATAAATATACCCGAATTAGGTGGCTCTTTTGATATAAAAGTAGTATTTCAAAGTTGTGCACCTGATACCGATAATGAAATGGCAGATGAGGACTATAGAGTGATTTTGTGGAATATGGATTTCATGGTCCATGCATATCTATTTCAACCTATAAAAGAAACTGGAGTCATCAAAAAAATTATCACAAAATTATATACAAGTGAAGATCAATGGGTGAAAAAAGGTTTATATAAAGATGGAAGTACAGAGACAACATTCACCTCAGGTTCATCAGGGTCAGAAAGTGAGTCCATCTTTATAAAAGCTACACAAGTTGATGGAGAATGGTATGATTCCGCTGGTGATCCATATTCTGAGTGGGAAGTATTTGGTAATTAAATTATGAAAATATGCTGGGATAATTTAGAAAAATTTAATATTTTTCTTTCAAAAAGAGGTAATTTTTATAGTAAAAATAAAAATTGCACTTATTATTACCAAGATAAGTGTTTTAGTTGTAAAGATCCTTTTTTATCTAGAAAGAAAATAGCATTAACTTGTTCAAAAAAATGCTATGGTAATTATTTTTCCGGTGAAAATAATAATTTCTATGGAAAAAAACATTCAGAAAAAACTAAGGAAATATGGAGAAGGAAATTTAAAGATAAAACTTGGGAAGAATTATATGGTAATGATAAATCAAAAATAATGAAAGAAAACATATCTAAATCAGGATCTAAAAATCCATCATGGAAAGGTGGATATGGAAATATTCCACTTTATGATACATTTGTGAATCAAATTGATTGGTGTGAAGAAGTTAGAAGGAATAAGGAAGATCAAAAAATACTAGAGGTAAAATGTGCTTATTGTGGTAGATGGTATATACCATCATTATATTCCATTAATAGTAGAATTAAATCTATAAATAGTAATTATAAAGGTGAATCGAGATTCTATTGTTCTGATCATTGTAAGAAGTGTTGTCCTGTATATGGTAAGACAGCTGAAACTCTTATGAAGGAGGATGCAGTCCGTTCTGGCCGTGATCCTTGGTGGGAAATGGTTAGAGAAGTTCAACCACAGCTAAGGCAAATGGTATTTGAAAGGGATGGTTATAAATGCATCAAGTGTGGATCCAAGGAATTTTTACACTGCCATCACAAAGAAGGAATATTATGGGAACCATTACAATCCGCTGATATAGATATGTGCATTACCGTATGTAAATATTGTCATATGGTAATCCATAAAATAGAAGGATGTAAACCATCTGATATGAGGTGTAATCCAGAGGAGAAAGGATAAATGAAATTTAAAAATTTTATAACAGAAGAAATAGTAGGTGAATTTAATCTAATTGAAAAAACATTTTCTGATGATAATAGTAAATTATCAATAGGACTTGCAAATATACATGCTCTTGTTCCTGGTGTTGAAATGAATAAAAATAAAATAGTGAAAGCTGTTGAGGTCCTTAAAAGCAAAGGAGCAAATATGATTATATTCCCTGAATTTTGCCTTGCTGGATATTTTTGGAATAATACACCTTCCGATGGATATGATAATGAGAAACAAAAAGGTGACCCCGGATGTTGGGAATATATGGATACAGCAGTTATTGAAAATCATTGGGATTGGGTTAGGGATTCATTGGAATCACAACTAGATATCAACTTACAATCTATAATATTCAATAATATAAGAAAGGGACCTGAAAGAAGGTACTATAATTCAACATATGTCATAGATAAAAAACTAGATTATAAGGATCCTAAGTGGATATATGATAAAACTTTCTTACCTGGTATAGAAAAAACTTATACTATTTCTGGTAAAACAGATAGATTAGTAATAGATACTAAATGGGGAAGACTAGGGTTTAGTACTTGTTATGATTTCTGCTTCTCACAAATTTATCAAGAAATGGCTCAGGTAGATAAAGTTGATGGAGTTATACAGATGGCATCATGGAGAGGAAGTTCCAAAAGAGAATATCCTGGAATGGGTATTAGTACTGAGAATTATTATGGTGACCTATGGGATATGTTAATGAACGGAACAGCCGCAAGAAATCAAATGTGGGTAATTTCAGCCAATGCAGTAGGTGTACATGCTATTTCAGGTGCTAGATTTTGGGGTGGTTCAGGATTATGGGCACCATCTGGTATAAAACTTTTACAAGCAGGACATAAATATGATGAATTACTATTGATACATAATGTTGATATAAAAGGTGAAGTTGATTTTGAAAAAAATGATTTTGACTATTCAGAAGATTTTGATTTGATATATAATATAATAAATGGTAGAAGATGTTTTACAAGGTTATAGGAGAAGTGAATGAGGTTATTAAGGTACTTAAAAGAAGCATTAAAACCTAGCCAATTCCGAATGTTCAAGGATGATATTTTATCTAAGAAATATAAAACTTTCTTTAATGAAGTGTTCAAAGGTAAGGATAGGATTTATTTACCATTTGAAGGAAAGGTAAAGATCATAAAGATTCCGAAAGGAATTGAATCATTTATACAATCCAATAATTTAGAAATAGTAGATTATGCTAAAGGAATAGTAAAGGCAAAAAATAAGGACAGATTGTTAAAATTAGGAAAGCTTCTTAAAAAAAAGAAAGAATTACATCTTTTAAAAATATTCATCAATGATAAAAACAGAACAGTAGGAAAAAAATCTGATCTATTGATTGTTATTTCAAGACATCCATATGATATTGCTGGTATGAGTACTGGTAGAGGTTGGACAAGTTGTATGAATTTGGAACATGGTGAATATTGTACTCACGTCAATAAAGACATTGAACATGGAACCATAATAGCATATGTTATAGACTCCACCGATAAGAACATCAATAAACCTATGGCTAGAATACTTATGAAACCATTCATAAATATGAAAAATCCTAAAGATATAATATTATATCCAGAAGAAGTTATATATGGAGCAAGCGTTCCAAACTTTAGAAATATATTAGTTAAATGGTTAAAATCATGGCAAAAATATAAAGGTACATATAAACTAAATGTAGATATGTATGAAGATGATATACCTGAATATATAGGAACAGGTGATAAAACTAGTGATGATTGGGAAATAAGAAAATTATATTATGATGGTAATCCAAAGGATAAAGATGCTAAGGATGATGACGATAGAGATATAAGATTTGATTATTATAGTAGTAATCCAAATGATAAGGATGCCAAGAAGGATGATTATTGGATAATAAAAGAAAGATATTATCAAAACCATCCGGAGGATAAGGATGCCAAGAAGGATAAGGATTATACTATAAGAAAGGATTATTATAAAAATCATCCAAAAGATCAGGATGCTAAGAAAGATGATGATTTTAATATAAGAAATAAATATTATAGAAACCATCCACAAGATAAGGATGCTAAGAAAGATAAGAATAATAATATAAGACATAACTATTATAAGAACAATCCTGAAGATAAGGACATAAAGAAGGATAAAGATTGGTCAGTAAGATTCGATTATTATAAGAACAATCCGAATGATAAGGATGCCAAAAATGATGAGGATGAAGACGTAAGAGAATTATACTACAAAAATAATCCGAAGGATAAGGATGCTAAGAATCATGAAAAACCTAATATAAGATATAACTATTACAAAAATAATCCAAATGATCCTGATGCTAAAAAGGATAAGGATTGGGATATAAGAGGTGATTATTATAAAAATCATCCGGATGATAAGGATGCTAAGAATGATAATAATGAAATTGTAAGGAAAATATATTATGAGAATAATCCAAATGATCCTGATGCTAAGAAGGATAAGAATATGGATATAAGAAGTGATTATTATCATGATCATCCTAAGGATAAGGATGCCAAGAAGGATAAGGATTGGATAATAAGAAAAAATTATTATTATAGTAATCCGAATGATAAGGATGCCAAAAATGATGAGGAGTATAATATAAGAAGATTCTATTACAAAAGTAATCCAGATGATAAGGATGCCAAGAAGGATAATGATGCATGGATAAGAAATAACTATTATGAGAATAATCCGGATGATGATAAGGATGCGAAGAAGGATAAACATGATAATATAAGAAGATTTTACTATGAAAGACATCCGGAGGAGAAAAAGAAATGAGATTTGAAAAATATTTAACAGAAAAACCAATAGCAACAAAAGGATGGACAAAAGCTTCTATAGAAAAGTTTGGAAAGACTATAGGTAAAAGTCCAGGAGAAGAAGGATTTTTTAAAGCATGTGTTAGTAGAATGAAGGATGAAATGGGTGAAAAAGCAGAAGGATTCTGCGCATCCATAAAAGATTACCACTACAATTCCACATATTGGAGAAATAAAAAAAGTAAGAAAGAGGTAGAAAAGTCTGTAAAGAAACATCCATATAAGGAAAAATAATTTACTTTACCTCTCCAAAAAGAAGGAAAATAATTTTATTTATATAAATACCTTCCAGAGAGGGAGGTATTTATATGATAATTTATAAAGCAACAAATAAAATTGATGGTAAATGTTATATAGGACAAACAGTAAAATTATTAAAACAAAGAAAATCGGAACATGAAAGACAATCAAAACGTAACACATCAAATAACCATTTTTATAATGCCCTTTCAAAATATGGTAAAGAAAACTTCTCATGGAAAATTATAGAAAAATGTGAATCTAAAGAAGAATTGAATGAGATGGAATTTCATTATATTAAGCAATATGATACATTCAATAATGGATATAACTCAACTTCTGGCGGTGATTCTGGTTTTGAAGCAAAACCTATAACAGAAGAAATAAGGAAAAAAATGAGTGAAGCACATAAAGGTGAAAAACATCATTTCTATGGAAAAGTACATCCAAATAAAGGTAAAAAAATACATACAAAAGAATGGATAAAAGAATCGGTAGAGAGATTGAGAAAAGCCAATTTGGGTAAAAAATTTTCAGAAGAACGAAAAAGAGAAATGAGTGAATTACGAAAAGGTAAAAAATTTTCAGAAGAACATAAAAGGAAATTAAGTGAGGCTAATAAAGGTAGAAAGCATACAGAAGAAACTAAAGAAAAACTTAGACTTATAAACCTAGGTAGAAGGCATTCGGAAGAAACTAAAAAGAAAATAGGTGAAGCTAGTAAAGGTAGAAGGCATTCGGAAGAAACGAAGAGAAAAATGAGTGAATTACATAAAGGAAAGAACAATCCTTTCTATGGAAAAACCCATTCATTATATAATAGAAAAAATAAGATGTCACATAAAGGAAAGAACAATCCTTTCTATGGAAAAGAATTAACAGATGAACAATATATTAAAAAACATGGATTTATATGGAAAATTGAATCCGAAAATGGTATAAAGGAAACTACACCAGTACTTAAAAGATGGTGTGATCTTAATGGTATAAATTACTATAATATGAAATATCACTATAAAAGAGGAAATTTTTATAAAGGTTACAAAGTAAATAAAAAACAATTAAAGGAAAAATAATCAATGACATTATCAACACAAGTAAACAAAGCTTCACCAAGTTCGTTTGAGCTTGTTTTCCCTATAATTCCAGAAGGTACAAATTTAACTTCAAATAGGGAATTAACATTAAACATCTTCTCTACTATAATTCCTGGAGTTGCAATGTCAACAGAAGAGAATAGATGGCAAGGAACAATTACAACATATGCCGCTGGTGTTTTGGAATTTGAACAATGGAGCACAGAGTTTATAGTTGATGAAGAGTTTAAAAATTGGTCTGTTCTATATAAATGGTTGCAATATATCAATAACAATAAAGATCAAATGATGGAAGACAACCGAGACTATACAGTGGATGCATTTCTCCGTGTAGTGGATAACTTTCAGGAAGAAATTTTCAAACTTCAATTTATAAATGTATGGATAAACACTTTAGGAGAAATAACTCTTAGTCATAGAGAAGGTGAACAGATCCTGGAATGTAATGCTATGTTTATTTATGATAGATTTGAAATAAGGGAATAAATGGCAAATGAACGTACATATAT